CGTCAGCCATCGTAGCCTCTTAGCGCCGAGTGAGCATAGCGTGAATGATGTCGAGAGCCTTATGCAGCGCCGCATCCTTATGGGGCCCAGCAGCTTTCTGACCGCCAGAGCCAGCAGTTCCACCGCTCTTCATGCCCGCATCAGGGGCTTGTCCAGCGCGCTGAATGAGGATGTTTGCGCCAGTGTCGTCGCCAGAGCGCTGCATCTCCTGAGCCTTCTCATACATGTCTCGGGCGCTCATCCCTGCATAGGGATCTTGCGTCTTTAACCGACTGAAGATGGACGAAAGCAAAGATTGGTTGCCCTGCTCACTGGCGAACTCAGCGGGACGACGAGGCGGCAAAGGAGCATCGCGGGATACTGGCGCAGAAGCCCGCGCAGCAGAAGGTGCAGCAGGGCGAGCCGCAGCAGGTGGAGCCCCGCCGGGTATGGGAGCGGACACGTTCTGATCCGACGTTTCATATCCCGAAATCGCAAATGGATTTTGGGAGACGGGGGCAGATGTAGGCGCAGATGCAGCAGGCGTCGTTGTTGCTGTGGGGGTTTCCGTCGAGGCAGCCGCTCTCTGTTTAGCAATTTGAACAGCACGATCACGATCTTCAGGAGTTGTATACTGTTCGTTCTGATCAGCAGGGGTAGGCGTAAAGGTAGGGCTGTTCATAAAGTTTCGGAAACGTTCGATGCGCTCAGGGGTGAAGGTTTTTGCGCCAGCAGCAACTGCAAATGGCGTTGCTATACCAAGCTGAATAGCATTGACCGCGCGCCTGTCAGCTTCTGCTGCTCGTACAGCCTCTTCAATAGAGTTGGCAGGGGCAAGCCCAGATGATGGAACTGACGAGCTAGGCGGGCTCCACGGACCTCCACGAGCGCCGGGGCGGAATGGAGACGCTGCTGCCTCAGCAGCAGGCGCAGCCTCAGAGATCGGTACCGCTCGGGGCGCAGAGACGGTTTCCTTCGCCAATTGGACCGCAGGCGGCATAGGTGATGCGCCTTCCCCCAAAAGCGCGCGCAGATCAACGGTGCTGGTTCCTACACCTGCTTGACGGGCTCTGTCTTCCGCCGCGCTGATGTTTGCAATCCGCCTTTGCTCATCCTGCCAAGCCTGCGCCCTTCCTTGGGCTCTCTCGCCTTCCAACGCAGCAGAACGCCTAGCAGCTTCAGCTTCTTGCTGGGCGGCAGTTTCAGCTTCAGAAGTCATAGCCTCTTCGGTAGAGGCAAACCTTCTACGAGCCGGATCAATTGGCGGGGTCCGTTGTGCAGCAACATCGCGCCCTTGTATGTCGGCAAGGCTCTGTGCTTCAGCCTGCTGCCTAGCCGCAGCAGCATCCGTAGCTTGCGCTTCAGCAACAGATTGATGCCACTCTTCAGGCACTTCTTTGCGACCGCCAAGCATGGTACGCAATTCATCCTGAGATTTATTCAGAATTGTTGCGCCTTGCGGGATAATGCTTGGATCTTGCTCTGCGGCGCTGCGGAAGACAGAGCCAACCGATCCGTCTGGGTTGCGAAAATAAATTTTCCCTGCCCTAGGTCCAAGGTTAAATGAACCCTTCATTCCGGGGATCTGCATAGGGAAATCGCCTGAAATGCGATTAACATGACCCTCCAAAGCCGCATTATAAGCAGCAGGGTCTCCAATCTTTGCTAAATCAGCCGCAGCAGACTTGATCAAAGGATGGGTTCCAACCTTTGCCAAAGATGGTGCGACACGTTCAGCGCCGAGGATGGATTTCGCAAGAGCGGATTCACCAGCCATCACACACCTCCGGGGGGACGGGGCTGTCCAAGGCCCTGCATCCCAATCTGTTCTTCGCGGTCAATGTCCTGCACGGTCGGCTGGATCAGCGGCTCAACCAAGCTGGCGCTCATAGGATGCACTGCAAGGTTCTGCGCAAGGTCAACCAACTGGATGCGCTCACGAGCGATGCGGTCAGCCGACTTCTCCTGCAACTCACGCTCTGCAAGGCTCATCTCATTCTGCGCCTTGATGAGGTCGATCTTGGCCTTCATCAGGTCAGCATGGCCCTTCATCTGCGCGGCATGAGCCTTGGTCTGGGCGTCTTGCATAGCCGCCTGCGCCTTCATGTCGTTGACCTTCATCATTGCCTGCGCCTGTATTAATTCAGGCGGCGGGTTCTGCTGGGCGCTTTGCGGCACAAGGAATTGCTCAGGATTGCTCCAGCCAATCGCTTTCAGGGCCGCTGTGTCGATGGCGATAGGATCGTACATCGAGGGGTTAGTGGCCTGTAGCTGCTTCAAAGCCATGATCTTCATCAGGCGCTGGGTATGGCTGGCCGTGTTCGGATCTGCCTGCGGGATCAGTTCGCAGTCATTGAGCGCCTGCACAAAGGTCTGCTCGCTCCACGGATAGGATGGCTTGCCCTTGCGTTGCCAGAAACTCTCCGGGTTTTCCTTGAAGCAGCGAGCTAGAAGCTGAAACTCTTCAGCCTGAGCGCTGTGCATACGTTTGTGGACGGCGTTCAGGATCTTCGTAGCCTGCTCGATCATGGCGAGGGTAGTGCCAACAGGGGCATCCGTCCGGCCCTCGCCTACGGCCATCTCTGCCGTCCCTCCAACACGCGCGCCAGTGGTCGCCATGTTCTCAGAAAGGTTCATAAGCCCGCCGCCAACATCCTTGTATGGAAGCGGCATGATCGCCTGATTAATCGGGAGACCGCCAGTCTTGACCAACGCGCCGCCGCCGGGTGGCACACGGAAGATGTTCGTGTTCTGACGCGCTCCAGTATCTGCCATGAGGAATCCGGGGAAGTTGGCATACATGCCAGCGTCCAGCATCTCACGCCATGCAGCCGTCAGAGCGTTTGTGGTATTCCCGAGGATGTGCAGCAGGCCGAGGTCGTAGAAGCCCATGCCCGGCACGAAGGTGTACTTCACAAAGTTCTGTCTGGCGGTCGGGAGTTCGGCGTCGTCCTCGTCGTAGTTGCGGACAATCGACAAGATCTCCTTGGTGGAGACATCAATCGTCACACGATACGGAATTTCGAGACCGCTCTCTTTGCCCTTGTACTTGTGTTCGAAGCCGATGATGTCGAGTTCGCAGTAGCACTCGTAAATCTCGCGGTCGCGATCCTCTGGATTGAAGCTTTCCTGCGAAATACCCTGCTGTGCGTTCTTCTCGCGCTGCACACTGTCCAGATCAATCGGCTTTGGCGTCGAAAGATCCACATCGCGATAGACACCGAGGATCTGCAAACGCTTCACAGTCGATGGGCGCATCGTTGTGCGGTGCGTCACACGTTTTGCATTGCGCAAATCGGTTGCGCTGTTGTTCACAATAAGGTCGTCAGCGTCCACGCTTTCGCTGACCGGCCGGTTGCGCAGCGGGCAGAAGTAGACCTTCTTGAACGAAGTGCCGCCGAAGCCCAGCATGAGCAACATGCGGTCGGTATCAGGGTAATACTCGCTCGCGACCGCCGTGAGATAGTGGTTTAAATCCTTTTCAAGCGCGTTACCAAGAGAGTCCTGCTCAATCGTGGACGCCACAGCGTCGTTTCTGATCTTTACAGGCCCATCGGTAGGCAACATCTCGCTGCGAGCGTTGGCTTGGAAGCGCAAAACCGCCTCCAACAACAGCGGATGACGGATTTTGCTCATTCCTTCGACCGGAGCGCCGTCTGTCGCACCCTGCAAACCCGGAATTTCAATCTTCAAGCCCAGCAATTTGATGCCTTGGGCACGATCCTCAATCCATTCGCGGCGGCTCTCGATGTCATCGCGAACGCCACGCATCAATTCATCAGAAATCCTCAGCAGTTCGCCTTCGTCAATGTCGTCAACAAGGTTTGAGAACCACTCACGGGCGCGCTCGGCATCAGTTTCCTTGTCGCCGATGCTCTTCCCATCAAGAGAAATTGAAACGGAGCCGTCTGGATGCTCAATGCGAAGGATGTTGCCTTTATCATCCGTGTCAACGGACGACTTGCCTTCCTCGACACGGATTTCAATATCGTCGTCACTCGACGGAATACGGGGCTGGTCAAGTCCGGCCAAGCGGATATTGGGCACTAGCCCCGGAGCGGTTGCCATTGATTAACCCTTTGAAAGATCAAGCGTTTCCATCTCAGTGACGAACCGCTGAATGCCTTCCTGCGCGGCGATTGTATCGGATTTCGCGAGGATTTCATAGGTGCGGACGTAATCATAAGGGGGCTGGCCCCACACCTCGACCCGAAATTTGCCGGGGTTGACCGGCGTAGCTGGCTTCAAGACATCGACCACGGCATTCGCAAGCACTTGTGTCATTTCAATCCCCTGTGACACCACAATATAGCACAGTTAATGCGAAGATGTCCCGTTGCCTCTTTTGCAAGGCTCCTATCTCTCGATACAATCGGCACGGGAAACGCCAACAGGATCTATTTGGTGGGCTGGGCGAGGGCTCCAGCATCTCGGCTTACTGTTGCGCACACAGGGCCTCACTGGTCTTCCCAGCCACCAAGCTTTAAATACCATACAATGGCGGCGGCGCAGAGCCTGTAAACGACAACTGCCCGTCAATCTCCGCAGCATGCTCCGCAGTCCGCACCAACAGGCCAAGTTCGCGCAGGTGACGGAGCGCCATGCTCACCGTATCAACCAAGTCATCATGCTTGCCTTTGGGGAACGTGGCGGTCTGCGTTATGACCTGATCAGCCCACGTCCGGTCAGGCGCATAGATCAGGCCTTCCGCAAACAGATGTTGCACCGAGTAGAGCCGTGACAGCTTGTCCTGACTTTTGGGATCAAACAACTGCACGGAAAAATCTTCGTGCCCAAAGAGCCTGCGGATTTCTTGCGAGACGCTGATGCCCGCCGCTTTGTTCTCAATGAGCAGTTTGTCCACTTTGAACTGCTTCATGCTCTCAGAAACCTTCAGCACAAGCTCGTGCAACTCAAGACGTTCCTGCCACGCCCAGATCATCATGATTTTGGGCTGCTCCGCCGCCGCCGTCCTTCTGATCACCGAGAGCGTTTCTTCGTCGCGGCCAATAACCCGGTTAGCCACGCCAGCGCGCAACTCGCCATCAGAAAACACGCCCCACACGCTCAATGCGCTGTAATCGTTCTCGGTCTTGGTTGTGTATGCTGTGTCCAGCGAGGCGATCACATAGTCCATCGGGGGAAACTTTTCGCGCTCCCAGAGCTGCCACCACTCCCGTTTGATGACACCGCCGCCCTTAGGCTCAGGGCGCTGTTGTAGCTGCCCAGCAGCCGTCCACGGCCCCATCTTTGTCTCAAGCTCTTCTACCTCAGCCTCACCAAATCTGGCAGGCCACAGAAGCTCTCCGGGCTCTTCGCGGGGATCTTTCCAACCGATGCTTGTTACAAACGAGCGCTCGGGCTCATACCTCATCGGAAGGCAGAGATGGGTCCAGCGCCCCACGTCCTTACTAAGAATGTGCCCGGTAAGATCTTCTTCGCCGAGGCGCTGTTGGATAACCACAAACGCGCCGGTCTTGGCGTTGTTGAGACGAGTCGACAGCGCGCCGTCCCACCATTCGATGGTGGTGGCGATGGTGGCTTCAGAGTGTGCTTCTTGCGCCGCATTGGGGTCATCGACGACAATAATATTCCCGCCTTCACCCGTAAGAGACGACCCGACAGATGTAGACAGTCTTGAGCC